TACGTGATCGCCGACAACCGCCTGGCCTTGGACGCTGGATGGGATGATGAGCTGCTGGCCCTGGAACTCTTGGAACTGTCCGAGGCAGGTTACGACCTGCAGCTCACCGGCTTCGACGATGACGAACTGGTCAAGATGCTGGCTGATCTGGGCGATGGCGATGCGCAAGCGTCAGATGAGGATCCAGCCAGCGAAGAGGACGAGGATGTCCCTGAGCCGCCGAAGCAGCCGATCAGCCGTCCTGGTGATGTCTGGCAACTAGGCCCCCACCGCCTGATCTGCGGCGACGCTTCCGATCCGGTCGCCATCGCCACCCTGATGCAGGGCGAGCAGGCGAGCCTGTGCTTTACCTCGCCACCCTACGGCAACCAGCGCGATTACACCTCCGGTGGCATCGCTGACTGGGATGGCCTGATGCGCGGTGTGTTCGCGCAGCTACCCATGGCGGCCCACGGCCAGGTGCTGGTGAACCTCGGTCTGATACACCGCGACAACGAGTTCATCCCGTACTGGGATTCCTGGCTTGGCTGGATGCGCACCCAAGGCTGGCGGCGCTTCGCCTGGTACGTCTGGGACCAGGGTCCTGGAATGCCGGGGGACTGGCAAGGACGCTTGGCACCGAGCTTCGAATTCATCTTCCACTTCAACCGGCAGACCCGCAAACCGAACAAGACGGTGCCCTGCAAGTTCGCCGGCCAGGAAACCCACTTGCGCGCCGACGGTTCATCCACCGCCATGCGCGGCAAGGACGGTCAGGTCAACGGTTGGACGGCTGCGGGCCAGCCAACCCAGGACCACCGCATCCCCGACTCGGTGATCCGGGTCATGCGCCACAAGGGAAAGATCGGCCAGGGCATCGACCACCCCGCCGTGTTTCCCGTGACGCTGCCGGTGCAGGTCATCGAGGCCTATACCCAGGAAGGCGAAATCGTCTTCGAACCCTTTGGCGGCAGCGGTACCACGCTGATGGCCGCCGAGCGCACTGGTCGAATCGGCCGGGCTGTCGAGATCGCGCCTCAGTATGTGGATGTGGCGTTGATCCGTTTCCAACAGAACTTCTCCGGTGTGCCGGTCACCCTGGCCGCCACCGGGGAACCCTTTGAGGTCGTCGTTGCCCAGCGACGAGAGAGCCATGCAACTGTCTGAACATTTCGAACTGGCCGAGTTTCTGGTCTCGGAGACTGCCGCCCGCCGTGGCATCGCCAACGAGCCCACGCCCGAGGTCATTGAGAACCTGCATCGGCTGTGTCAGCTGGTGCTGCAGCCTTTGCGGATCAAGCTCGGCCGCCCGGTGGTCATCACGTCTGGGTACCGCTCGGCGGCGCTCAACCGTGCGGTGGGTGGCAGCAAAACCAGCCACCACATGCAGGGTCGCGCCGCCGATCTCATCGTGCCGGGTCTGTCGCCGTTGGCGGTCTGCCAGACCGCGCAGCAGATGAAGCTGCCCTGCGTGCAGATCATTCACGAGTTCGGTCGCTGGGCACACCTGGCTGTTGCGTTGCCGAGCGAGCGCACCCAGTTGCTCACTGCCAAGCTGGCGCAGGGCAAGACGGTCTATGAGCCGGGGTTGGTCCATGTCTGAACCCTGGCTCTCCACCCACATCGAGCGCTGGTCTACCGACAAACTGGTGCCGTACGCCCGCAATGCCCGCACCCATTCTGAAGAGCAGGTGGCGCAGATCGCCGCGTCCATCGTCGAGTTCGGGTTTACCAACCCGATCCTGGCCGGCTCCGATGGCGTGATTGTTGCGGGGCACGGTCGCCTGGCCGCCGCGCAAAAGCTGGGCCTGGACACTGTGCCGGTGGTCGTGCTCGATCACCTCACCCCGACCCAGCGCCGGGCGCTGATCATTGCGGACAACCGCATTGCAGATAACGCTGGCTGGGACGATGCCATGCTGCGCATCGAATTGCAGTCCTTGCAGGAGGACGGCTTCAACCTGGACATCACCGGCTTCGATGCCGATGCCCTGGCCGAGATCATGGCCGGCGAGGAGACCACGGTCGATGGCAACACGGACGAGGACGCGGTTCCAGAACTGAGCGAGACACCCATAAGCCGACCCGGTGACGTGTGGATCCTCGGCGAACACCGACTGGTTTGCGGTGATGCCACGCAGGCATCCAGCTACGGGCAGTTGCTCGCCGGGGAACGCGTGCAGATGATCTGGAGCGACTTACCCTACAACGTCAACTATGCCAATAGCGCGAAAGACAAGCTGCGTGGAAAACACCGCCCGATTCTGAACGACAACCTGGGCGAAGGCTTTTACGACTTCGTCTTCGATGCGCTCTCGCTGATGCTGCCCCACTGCGATGGCGCGGTCTACATCGCGATGTCTTCCAGCGAACTTGACACGCTGCAGGCCGCATTTCGTGCTGCTGGTGGCAAGTGGTCGACGTTCATCATTTGGGCCAAGCACACCTTCACCCTGGGCAGAGCGGACTACCAACGCCAATACGAACCGATTCTGTATGGCTGGCCGGAGGGCGGCAGTCGGCATTGGTGTGGCGATCGGGATCAAGGGGACGTCTGGAATATCAAGAAGCCTGCCCGCAACGATCTGCATCCCACGATGAAGCCGGTCGAGTTGATGGAGCGTTCAATCCGCAATTCGAGTCGTCCGGGTGACGTGGTGCTGGACTGCTTCGGGGGTTCGGGCAGCACCTTGATCGCTGCAGAGAAGGCCGGGCGGCGCTGCTTCATGATGGAGTTGGACCCGAAGTACTGCGACGTCATTGTTCGCCGTTGGCAGGAATTCAGCGGTGGCAAGGCCATCTCTGAGGATGGCCATCGCGTCTTCGACGAAGTGACGATTCAAGAGGCTCCGGCGTGATCAGGCAGCTCAGCTTTCTGGATGTGACTGCGCCCGAAGAAGATGTCTGGAGCGCTGAACGTTCGGAGGTTCGGCACCACAGCCTGCGGGTCAGCGCCGAGATGGAGGTTGGCCGAGCGGGTGAGTATTTGGTGATGGCAGATTTGCTGCTCAATGGCTGGGTGGCGTATCCGACCTCACAAGGCGTGCCGTATGACATTGCGGTCGATATCGGCCAACGTGTGATCCGGGTTCAGGTGAAATCCACCAAGATGCCCAAGACACCCGACTCACTCAATCGCGGCTCGCCGTTGTATGTGTTTCATACCCGTCGAGCTGGCAAGGGTGGGCGACGGCGGTACGGCAACGATGACTTTGATTTGCTGGCATTGGTAGCCCTGGATCGCAGGCTGATTGCGTACTATGCCTTGGCGGATTCACGCAATGACTGCATTGCGATCCGAGTACCAGGGGTGCGCTATGGCGAGGGCGGCGTGAAATGCCGCTACTTTGAGGATGCGAAATTCGAGTTCGCGCTGGACAGCGTTTTGCAACGCCAAGGCCAGGAGGCATTGTTCGCCTCCTGAGCCCATGTCAATGCTCGGTGCGTTTGAGGTCGCGGTAGAAATTCTCGTGCGGACCGACCATCAACAACTTCAGCGTGTTCTCATCCAGAACGCGGTAGGCGAGCAGGCACAGCAAGGTGCCCATGCGGAACTTGTAGACCTGCACGCCGGCCAGATCACCGACTTTGGCTTCACCCACGTCGGGCTGGCTGGCGACGGCTCGCACCGCCTCATCAAGCGCGGCTTTTTGTTGCTTGTGCAGCTTTTTAACGGCACGCTCGAAGGTCGGGGTGACAAGGATGCGCATCAGTCGAACTGGTATTCACCCACGGGTTCTTCCTGGTCAGCGATCAGGATGTCGCGGATGACGCTAAAGGGCAGGTCAGGATTTTCTGCGGCGATCTTGCCAATTTGAGACCAGTACTCGATCTGCTTGGGCACCGAACGGTGCTCGATGTTGCCGTAGTGCTTGGCGGTCTCCACCAAGGCTTCGGGCAGTTTGACGTTGACGGCCATATCAATCTCCTTTGAATGGATCCATTATAGCCCATAAAGGACCAAAAAGGAACCTCTGATTGTCTCAATCGGCCATGGCCTCTTCGACGATTTCGCAGTGAATCACGAATCCGGTGAGGTAAGGCAGACCCTTGGGAATGCCGTGCTTCCTGCTGGTCAGGCGCCCAATGGTCCAGCCCATCCAGCGTTGGGTGGCAGCGTGGATCGCGTCGTGCAGGTTGGCGTCGGCGTGCAGTTCGTTCAGGACGTCGTCGGCAAAGTGCCGACCGTGGCGGCTGTCGAGGAAGATGCGGACGGATTCGAGTGGCTGGTAGGTGGCGTCCGAGATCGCAGTCATCGCGATCGGCCAGGCGTCTTCGGCGTATTCGCCGAGGGTGCCAAACAGACCCCACGCTTCGTTTTGAGTTGCGGGAATTTTTGCTTGCTGGGCGGTGGTCATGTTGGCTCCGTGTCTGTGTTAGCGATGACTCCATTCACGCACTGTTCAATCACAAAGCCAAGGCTTCACCCGAAGAAGATGCACAGCGTGGCGGCAGAGCCACTACCCCAAACGGGCGGCATAGCGCGCATAGTCCCCGCCGGACGGATCGACGTACAGATACGGACGACCGGGGGCGTGGACTTCCACGCACAGGCGCCCCTGACCAACATACCCGCCCTTGCCGGCCAGCCAGTCGCGCGAGGCCAGCAAGTTGGCGGCAAAGCCGTCGAACTCTTCGGGCGTCATGGTCCGGCTCTCGGTGACATAGACCACGTAGTCGCCGCTGACGCTCATGTCCTTGAGATCGGCTGGCTTGCGTGCAAACGGCAGCCGGATGCCGAGTTGTTCGACCTGAATTTCCTGGCCCTCCCACTGCAGGGTCATGGGCGTGCGTTCAATGGTGATGGACATGCTGGGCATGGCGGACCTTTCTGGTTTTTGAAGTGCTGTACTTGGGACGCTTGGTGCTGGCCTGCAAGGCTTCCACCCCGGCCAAGGTCAGGGTGAGCACGGCGTTGTGAAACGCCGCCTCGGCCAAACAGGGTGCCAGCCGCGCGTCTTCGAGTAGGCTGTCGATGGCCGGTGCCACCTTCGCGCGCATCGCTGCACACACCGCCTCCTGGCGCGCCGGGCTGGCGGTTTTGATTTCGGGGCAGAGGCTGATCAGGGTGCGAAACGCTTGGTCGGCCAGACGCTGCCCCAGCGCATCGATGCGTTGGAAGTTGGGTCGGGCGTTCATGCGACCTCCCCATCGGGGGAGGCAGGATCAATGCGATAGACCCGCTGGCCACCGGCCTCTTTGCTGGATTCGATGGTCAGGCCCAAGCGCTTCTTGAGCGTGCCTGCGAGGGTGCCGCGTACCGTGTGCTGTTGCCAGCCAGTGGCCTCCATGATCTGCGCGATGGTGGCGCCCTCGGGACGTTGCAGCAGACCAATCACCAGGGCCTGCTTGCTGTCAGCCCGCGTGCGAACCGGTTTGTGCTGGCTGGGTGTCTGCCAACTGGCCTCGGCCTTGGTGACATCGGCTTCCAGTTCCGGATCGTCCAGTGTGATGGTCGGTGGCAAGGCGCCCGGTCGGGGCAGGCCCAGG